AGAGGAGAAGGAATCAGCCGACGCCTACCAGCGGCGCCTATCGCTCTCCGTCCTGCCGCCCTATTACGACGGGATGGAGCAGCGCCTAGCAGGGATGCTGGTGCGCAAGGAGATCAGGCTCGACGGTACGCCGGAGGTCATGCTTGAGCACCTCTACGACGTTGACTCGCAAGGTAACAACCTGCAGGTCTTCGCCGGTCAGCTCGCGGTCACGATGATGCGTTATGGCCACGTCGGCGTACTGGTCGACTTCCCGACCGATGAAACTGATCTGGCAACTGCTGGAGGCCAGCCGCGGCCCGCTGGCGATCGTCGGCCCTACTGGGTCGCCTACAGCCCCCGGGACATCATCGGATGGCGCCATGAGACCATCGGCGGCACGCAACGTCTCACGCAGCTCCGGCTATTCGAGCGCCTGACGGTGCCCTATGGCGAGTTCGGTGAGGAGATCGTCGATCAGGTCCGAGTCCTCGAGCCCGGCCGGTGGCGGGTGTACCGGAAGCAATCGAGCAAGGGCACATCGTTCGACCTTGTGGCCGAGGGCACCACAACACTGGACGAAATCCCATTCGCGGTCGGCTATGCCCGCCGCACTGGCCTCTACCAGTCCCAGCCGGCACTGGAGGAGATCGCATGGCTCAACCTGCAGGCATACCAGCGCAGCAGCGACCTATCGAACCAGCTCCACCTAGCCGCGGTGCCGCGCCTCGTGGGCTATGGCGTGCCGGCATCGGTGGAGGAGATCGAAGGCGGGCCGGAATCGGCGACCGTGCTGCCTGTTGATGCACGGCTGGAGTACGTCGAACCCGCAGGCAACAGCTACCAGTACCAGTTCAAGCACCTTGAGGAGATCGAACGGCAGATCAACCAGCTAGGTGTCGCCGCGATCCTGGGCCAACAGGGCTTCCAGGAATCAGGCGTGGCCAAGGCGATCGACCGGAGCCAAGGGGATGCGCCATTGATGCGGGTGGCGCAGTCGCTGCAGGACCTGATCGACAACTGCCTGCGCCTCCATGGCCTCTACCTGGGCCAGGACGGTGGGAGTTCCATGGTCGACCGGGACTTTGTGTCGGCACGACTCCAACCGGGCGAGATCGAGGCCCTGTTCAAGCTGGAACAGGCCGGCAAGATCACGCAGGAGACGCTGCTGATCCAGCTGGCGGCCGGCAATGTGTTCGTTGATGATTTCGACGTTGACGCCGAACTGGAGGCCACGAGGCAGCTGCAGGGACAGGCGTTGGATCGGATAGCAGGTAACCTCAGAGGGCCTGTAGTGGATGAGAATGGCAGCGAAGAAACCGAAGGCTCCGGCGAAGAAGATGACACCTAAGAAGCCGAAGAAGCTGCCTTACTTCCCCACCTCAACGATTGCCGGCAAGTCATCGAAGCGATCGGTCAAGCCGTGCTGAGGCTGGAAAACTAGGGCATTCGTGGTGTGCGTGATGGCCAAGAAGCCGAGCAAGGCCCAGCAGAAGGTCACGAAGGTCATGCGCGAGTACAAGGCTGGCACGCTCCGGTCTGGCGGCACGGGCAAGGCTAACCCGAAGGTGAAGAGCCGTAAACAGGCCATCGCCATTGCCTTGTCCGAGGCCGGCAAGACCCGGAAGCCACGGGGCCGCAAATGAGCATCGAGTACCGGGGCGAGACGTTCGAGGGCTACAACAAGCCGAAGCGCACACCGAACCATCCGACGAAAAGCCATGTGGTGTTGGCCAAGGAGGGCAGCACCATCAAGCTGATCCGGTTCGAGCAGCAGGCCAAGAACCGCAACCCGCGCCACACCTGGACTCCCAAGAAAGAGAAGCCGGCCAGCTGACCTAGACTGCCCGTGGTGGATTCATTGGTGAACCGACCCCCGGAGCTGGTAACTCTGGGGGTTTTTTGTCGGGCAAGCTAGGCGGTCCCTGGCCTGCGGCCTCATCCATGTCTGACGAAAACAACGCGCAACAGCCTGCGGCTGATGATGCGAACCTTCAAGACTCCATCGCCAAGCTGACCGAGAAAAACAGAGAGCTGATCGGTGAGCTACGGCAAGCCAAGCGCAAGGCCGATGCCGTCCCTGATGGTGTCGACGTTCAAGAACTGATCCGGTTCCGGCAGGAACACGAGCAGCAGAAGCTTGAATCTGCCGGCCAATACGAGGAGGCCAAGCGGCAGCTCCAGGAGCAGTACGACCGCGACACGGCAGCGCTGCGGGCCGAGGCTGAACGGCTCCAGGCCCGGGTCCGAGAACTGGAGCTGGTGTCGCCTGCGGTGTCGGCACTGTCCGAACTGGTGCACGACCCTGATGCCGTCCTCAAGCTCAAGCTCCCCGCGGATCGAATCGAGCGCGACCCCGATGGGTCTGTCGTCGTCGTCGATGGCCTCCAGCGGACCCCAGTGAAGGACTGGGCACAATCGAACCTGCCGGCATGGATGCTCAAGGCTCCGGCCCCTCGCGGCAGTGGCGCCCCGGTTGGTGGTGGCGGCAGCGCTCCCTCTGGAATCCCGGCCGGCACCGTGAACCCATTCGACAAGGAAACATTCAGCCTCACCGAGCAAGGGCGACTGTTCCGCACCAATCGGGCGCTCTACGATCAGTTGAAATCTGCAGCGAAGCGGTAACCTATCGCTAAAGGGTGAGCCTGCGGCTGCCCATCTTGGCCTGCGGCCGCATGTTCCCCTTGCTTCAATCCCATGGCCGTATTGCGCTCTGACGTAATCATCCCGGAGATTTTCACTCCGTACATCGAGGAGGCCGTTACCATCCGGTCGGACTTCCTTAACTCTGGTGTCGTTCAGGCCGCCGAGGTGCTGAACGTCAATGAAGGTGGCGACTATGTCACCGTGCCCAACTGGGACGCCGACCTGACGGGCGATGCCGAGCGGCTGACCGACACCACCAGCCTTACGCCTTCCAAGATCGGCGCCGATAAGCAGGTCGCCCCGGTGCTGCACCGCGGCCGCGCCTGGGAATCGCGTGAACTGGCCAAGCTGGCCGCCGGGTCTGACCCGATGGCAGCCATCGGCAACAAGGTTGCGGCCTACATCTCCAACCAGCAGCAGAAGGACCTGTTGGCCACCCTTGAAGGCAACTTCGGGGCACTGACCAGCAACAGCGGCGCCGCCCTGGAATCGCTGACCTTCGACACCAGCGGTACCCGTTCGCCCCTGTCTCCCCGTCACGTCGCGCAGGCCCGTGCTCTGCTCGGTGATCAAGGTGACAAGCTCACCGCCGTCTGCGTCCACTCCAAGACGTATTACGACTTGGTGGAGCGTCGGGCGATCGACTACGTGTCCGCGGCTGAGGCCCGGATCACTGCCGCGACCAGCAATGCTGCCAACCCGGCTGCGTTTGCTGGTTCCGTCGCTGCAGCCTATGCCGGTGACTATCAAGTCCCGTTCTACATGGGTCTGCGGGTGATCGTCTCCGATGACGTGACCGTCTCCGGTTCCGATCAGGCAGTGTACTTCTTCGCTCCCGGTGCCGTCGGTACTGGTCTCCAGCAGGGGATCAACACCGAAACCGACCGCGACATCTTGGCGCAGTCCGATGCGATGGCCGTGACGTGGCACAACCTGTTCCACGTGATGGGCACCCGCTACAAGGTCTCGACCGGTGGCGTCAATCCCACCCGTGCGACGCTGGCGACCGCTGCCAACTGGGAGCGGGTGTTTGAGATCAAGAACATCGGCGTCGTTCGCGGCACCGTTGACCCCAACTTCTGAGGAATCCATCCCATGGCCCAACCCAGTGAGTTCGAGCAGGCCGTTCAGAACTATCTGACCGTGACCCTGTCGCAGGCCAGCAGCATTGCTGACCAGCTGTTCTACATCGCCCCGGAGCCGCTTGAGGTTCTGGAAATCCACGAGGTGCATGGTGCCCTCGGCACCGACGGTAGTGCCGTGTCGGCCACGATCAAGAAGTGCACCGGCACTCAGGCCCTGACCGCAGGGGCTGATCTGCTGGGCACCACCAAGATCGACCTGAAAGGCACCATCAACACGGTCCAGAGCCCAGCGCTTACCAGCACCGCTGCAGACCTGCAGCTGGCGGCCGGTGATCGGCTGAGCTTCGATGTGACCGGCACCACGACCGCCGTGGCGAACATGGTGGTTACGGTCCTGCTGCGTCGGATCTGATGGGGATGTTCGCGTGGCGCCGGCTGCGGGAACGTGAGGCCCTGGAGGCTGCTCAGGCAGCTTCTGGGGCCTTGCCCATTGCAGAGGCCATGGAGGAACCACCAACGCAACGGCGGATGCGAAAGGTGCGCGGCAAGCTAGGCCAGCGGGCAGTTGAGGTCGAGCATGGTCATCAGTAGGGGTTTTGGGGATTCAACGGTTCAGGCCCGTGGGCAAGGGTTCCGGTCGGAGGTGCAGTTCACCCGACCGGCTGATACCACGGCATACACGGCCCTGGATGTGGTCGGCAGCGCAACGAGTGCGATCCATGAGTTCACGCAGGTCGGCCCGAGGGGCGGGGATCTGATCGTGTTTGCTGCTGAATTGATGATCAATGTGGCTGCAGTACCGTCGGGCATGGCTGGCTTCCGGTTGCATCTCTACAGCAGCAGCCCGACCGCGATTCTGGACAATGCAGCCTTTGATCTGGTCGCTGCTGATCGTGACGCTTACATGGGTTACGCGGACTTCGGTACACCAGAAGACCTTGGCTCGACGTTGTTCAGCCAGGCGCGGTTTGTGTATGCCGAAGCTCAGCTGGCGAGTGCCGTGACGAGCCTGTGGGGGCAGCTGCAGACGATCGGCGCCTATACGCCAGCGAGTGGGACCGGCTATCGGGTGCGGCTGCGGACGATCGAGATCTGATGAGACCCTATCTGCTGGCGCCGAGGTTTGCCGCGAACCGACTGTGGCTGGCGGCGCGAGAGGTGCCGAGCTGGCACATCGCCCCGGTGCGAACCGGCACGGTGACGGATCTGATCAGCGGATCTCAGATCATCACCTTCACGAATAGCTCACCGGCCTGGGGCTTCAACAGCTCGGGCGTGTTGGTACAGCCTGCGGCCAATGTGCCGTTCATCGAGTACGACCCGGCGACGGGGGCGAATCTGGGCTGGCGGGTGTGGGATGCGGTGACGAATAGTTTGGTGCAAAGCCAAGACTTTGCGACCACATGGACAAACAACAATCTCACCGTCAATACGAATACCGTCACTGCCCCTGATGGAACGCTGACGGCGGATACGTTTGGTCCGGTCGCTGGTGATGGCCTAACAGCAACGCGATTCCTGAGGCAAAATCCTGCGCTGTCAACGCAGGGAACCTATACGCTTTCGGTATTTGTCAAGATCGGCACAGCGACAGCGAACGGGATCGCCTTGTATGTTTCTGATCAAAACGGCGCGAATCAGTTTAGGTCAAATTACAACCTATTCAGCCTGACAACATCACCCGGGGCAGTTACATGGGCAACACCATCGGCACACATTATCCCATGCGGGAATGGCTGGTATCGTTGCGTCCTGACTGGAGTTACCAGCACGGCCCACACGGGTCTCAGGGCGATTATTTATCTGAACGTCTTTGGGAATACATCTGACAGTTATGGTACACATCACATCTGGGGCGCCCAACTTAACACCGGCCCCCTCGCCCCCTACGTCCCCACCGGAGCCCTCACCGCCAGCAGCACGGCGGACGTGGCGTCAATCACTGGCGCGGCTTTTGCGGGGATCTGGAATCAGGCGGCGGGGACGGTTTACAGCGACATCAGGAGACTGTCTGCGGTGCCGTCAGGGTTCCCTCGCGCATGGCAGGCCAGTGATGGCACGTCAGCCAACAGGATCGAACAGACATACTATTCCAGCGGTCAGGCCAACGTCATCTCCACAGGTGGAACAATCCAAGCTGAATGGTATCCCAGCTTTTTTGCAGAAAATGGCGTCAAAGCTGCAATTGCATTTGCGACCAATGACGTTGTGGGCGCAAGCAATGGGGTAATCACGGGCACTGATAATCTTGCCACGATGCCTGTGGTTGATCGCATCTTTATCGGTTCTGAGAATGGAAGCGCCAACATCTTGCGCGGCTACATCCGCGAGATGGCAATCCTCAAGTCCCGCCGCCCCAACACCAACCTTCAAGCGATGACCCAGTGATGCGCCACTACACCCTCCGCTTCCCCGATCACCAGGCCGCCCATGATGCCGCCGGTGGTGCCGGCTACCTCGACGACGACGGCGAGCTGGTGAGCCTCGGTCATAAAGGGGCGCTCGACATCATCGGTGAGGTCGTGCTGCCCGGCACCTACGACGAGCAAGGCAACGAGCTGACCCCGCCCACCCCGCTGCCCGGCTTCTACGTCAACCTCGCCATCCCCGGCCCGCTG